TGAAATCCTTGCTAATGGTAATATTACTGCTGGTACTGGCATTGACCTTATTGACAACGACAAGATTCGCTTTGGTACAGGTAATGACCTAGAGATTTTCCATAACGCTACTGACAGCATTATTAATGACAGTGGTGCTGGTAGCCTTAAACTGCAGCAAGCAGGTGCTACAAAGCTAGAAGTAACAGCAACAGGTGTTACAGTATCGGATGACCTTGTTGTAAATGATGATGTCTCTTTGTCTTCTGATGGTGCTATTATTAACTTAGGTGCTGACGGTGAAGTAACGCTTACACATCAAGCTGATGTAGGTGTACTGCTTGACGTAGAGAATAGCACAACTAATGGTGTCACAGATGTACTGAAGCTGCAAGCTAAAAGCACAGGCACACCTGCTGTTGGTATTGGTGTAGGTGTTGAGTTCTCAACTGAGACTGCAGCAAGCACAATTGAAACAGGTGGTGTCATTGAATCTGTAGCTACGGGCTTGACACCTACGGCTGAAGAATTTGACATGGTATTCAAAACTATGTCAGCAGGTGCTACTGCAGCAGAACGCCTGAAGCTGAACGGTAGTGGTGCAACCATTGGTAACATCAATGTTGATGGCAATACTATTATTAGCACAGATACCAATGGTGATATTAACTTAACACCAAATGGTACTGGTGAAGTAAACATCTCAAAAGCAGACATTGACGCTGGTACTATTGATGGTGTTACGATTGGTACAGCTAGTGCAGTAACAGAACTGCAGGTAGACAATCTAAACCTAAACGGTAATGCTATTACCAGCACAGATACCAACGGTAACATTGCAATCACACCAAATGGTACTGGCGAAGTTGATATTACCAAAGTAGACATTGCTGCTGGTGAGATTGATGGTACAGTAATAGGTGCTAACAGCGCAGCAGCAGGTACGTTTACTAACCTGACTGCAAGCACCGATTTGACACTTGCTACTGGTGCAACTGTAACAGCCATTCTTGATGAAGATACAATGTCATCTAACAGTGACACGGCTCTTGCTACACAGCAGTCTATTAAGGCGTATGTAGATAATTCACTAGGTGCAGCAAGTAATGTGACAGCAACTGGAATCACTTTTGAAGGTGCAACTGCAGATAGCATCACAACAACACTTGCTATCACTGACCCTACAGCAAACAGAACCTTCACATTTGGTGATGAATCAGGAACTGTGTCTACACAGGCATTTGCAAATGGTGCAGCAGTTGCACTAGCTATTGCATTAGGATAATAAAAAGTACTTGACAAACCATTACAAATATGGTATAATTAGTGTACATTTGGAGTAAAACATGGCAAACGCTTTTTTATGTGAGACAGATACAGCAGTAGGTACATCACCTGCTACCATTTATACCTGTCCTTCAAGCACAGAAACCACCATCATTGGTCTGAGTATCTCTAATATTGTTACATCACAAATTCTGGTAGACGTACAGCTTGACGCTTCAACTCGTACTTCTGGTGCAGAAGACAGTGTGTATCTAGTTAAAGATGCCCCAGTACCTGTTGGTGGTTCTTTAGTTGTGGTTGGTGGAGACCAAAAGGTAGTTATGGAACCGGGTGATACTTTAAAAGTAACATCCGATACTGCATCATCTGCTGATGTTGTCTTGAGCCATCTTGATATTACGTAAGGAATAAGTAATGCCGTATCTAGGTAATATACCTTCTACTGTTTTTAGTGGCTTATCCTATCAGGATTTGACTGGTGGTACTGGTACTAGCTTTACACTTGACTATTCAGTTAGCAGCGCACAAGATATTGAAGTATTTGTAAATAACGTACGTCAAGAGCCGGGTGTAGCATATACTACTGCTGGCACTACGCTGACCATGACTGGCAGCATTGCTGCTACAGATGATTTTTACGTGGTATTTCAAGCTAAAACATTTGGCACTGTTTCTCATCCAGCGGGTAATTCACTACAAGCTACAACAGGTACGTTTAGCGGTGCTTTATCTGCTACCACTGGTACGTTTAGTGGCAATGTCACATCTAGTGGCACAATCACAGCATCATCATTCAGCGGTGATGGCTCTGCGCTGACTGGCGTTTCAGCTGGTAAGGTGTTGCAGGTTTTGCAAACAGTTAAGACAGACACATTTAGTCACGCAACATCAACCTTAACTGCTATCACAGGATTAAGTGTAAACATCACACCTTCGTCAACAAATAATAAAATTTTAGTTCAGTGTACCATATCTGCTGGTGCCAATAATGCTAACTCTTATGGTTCTGTTCAACTTTTTAGAGATGGCTCAGTAGTTTCTGGTTCTGTAGGCGATTTAGCTGGGTCAAAACAACAAAGTTCAACTGTAAATTTCAAAATAGATGCTTCTGTTGTGCAAAAAACTCTTACCTTTACATATCTAGACAGTCCAGCAACAACATCTCAGGTCACATATCAACCTTACCTCCAAAAGGGTCTTGAAACGGTAACGCTTTATGTAAATCAGGCTGGCGGCGAATCTGATAATGCTAATAGCACTAGAAGCATGAGTAGCATCACAGTTATGGAAATAGAAGGATAATACAATGCAACACGAAGCAATCTACGCATTACATTCAAATGTAGTTACAATCAACGGTAGCGGTGCTGACGCTGTTGCTAAAGATGCTGATGGCAACACTGTATCTTGGGATGCCTCTGCGGTGGCAACCAAGGAAGCTGAGTTGCTGGCGGCTTACAAGCTGGATGAATTACGCAGAGAACGCAATCGCCTTATTGCAGAAACAGACTGGTGGGATATGTCTGATACGCCGACAATGACTGCGGCTCAGATTACATACCGTCAGGCATTGCGTGATATTACTGATAGCTATTCATCATTAGACGATGTGGTGTGGCCTACAAAGCCGGAGTAAGAAATGGCACTTTCTAAGATAACAAATACTGGTATCGGTACTGTTGATGACATTACGTTATCTGGCGGTGTCTACTTGGGCGGCACTGGTTCGGCTAATTATCTTGATGATTACGAAGAAGGGACTTGGACACCAGCATTGGTTGGTGGTACTACAACAACTTATGGTTATAGGCAAGGAAATTATACAAAGATTGGTCAGTTAGTTTTTGTTTATTTTGATATGACTGTGACATCTTTAGGAGATGGAAGCGTTAACACGGTTGGAGGTGCGCCATTTTCAAACTTAGGTAACGAGGCGTTAGCTGTTTCATATTGGTCAGGATTAGCTGTATCCCCTTATTTTGTAGGACTTCAAACAGGCAATACCACTTTTTTGGCCGTAGGTACTACAGGTGCACAATCAGGTATCACTAATGGAATGGGGATTTTCGGTAACGGTTGCAGAATAATAGCTAGTGGCTGTTATAGAACGTCAGTATAGGAGATAAAAGATGGCACTCACAGAAGAAACGATTGAAGACAAAATTGAAATTGTGCAACCACACTCTATGGTGCAGGTTCGCACGGCTACTATTATTAAGCGTGATGGTGTTGAAATTAGTCGCAACCTTCATAGGCACGTTGTAGCACCTGACGCTGACATCACAGGTGAAAGCGCAGAGGTGCAAGCTATCTGTGCGGCAGTACATACACAAGCCGTTAAGGATGCGTATGCGGCGCATTTGGCTGAACAGGAAACTCCATAAGGAAACCCAATGGCATACATAGGTAAATCCCCACAACTAGGTGTTCGCAGTCGCTTTTACTTCACAGCAACAGGCGGTGAGACATCTCTATCTGGTGCATCTGACAGTGGAGCAACCTTACTATTTACTGACGGTAACTACGTAGATGTGTCACTCAACGGTGTAGCACTTGTAGCTGGCACTGACTATAACACAACAACTGCAAACACTATCGGTGGTCTAGCTGCATTGTCAGCAAGTGATATTGTTGAGATTATTGTATATGATGTATTTAGTGTAGCAGATAGCTTGACATCTGGCGGTACAATCAATGGTGGCCTTACTGTGTCAGGTACTGCTGCATTGAATGAAGTCACCTTCAACAAAGCAGTTCAGGGTAGCACACAGACTGCCAGCGTAACTGGTGCAACCACACTTGACTTTGACACATACCAAAACTTCATTTTGACTTTAACAGGTAATACTACATTATCAAACCCAACAACTGAAGCTGTTGGTCAGTCTGGATTTATTGCTGTAACACAAACTGCTGGCTATACATTGTCTCTTGACACAGACTATGAAACAGCAGGTGCTGCAGGTATTACGTTGTCAGCTAGTGGTACAGACCTTGTGCCATATCTTGTGATTGCTACTGACCGCATTTTACTTGGCGCACCACAGCTTGCGTTTGCATAAGGATTAAATATGTCAGGACCACTAGGTTCACAACAATGGATGTATAACGCAGGTGGTGCATTTTACCCGTACAGCATTGACCAGTCTCTGCGGTTTAATGATGGGGATAGTGCAAACTTAAATCGTACACCATCAACTGCTGGTGATAGACAAGTTTGGTCTTGGTCTGCTTGGCTTAAGAGGAGTACTTTAAGCACTACGCAGTATCTTTTTGTTGGTGGCTCAAGTGCAGATAATGCTACATATGTTCGCTTTTTTTCAAATGACAAGTTTCAAATTTTTCATTATGATTCAAACTCTACAACTAATAATGTACAGACTGAACAAGTATTTAGGGATGTGTCGTCTTGGTATCATATTGTTTTAGCTGTAGATACAACACAAGCAACATCGTCTGACCGTGTTAAAATTTATGTTAACGGAGAAAGAGTAACAAATTTTACTACTGCTACTTATCCAAGTCTTAATTTTAACTATGATATAAATACAACCGGGTCACATCGTATAGGTTCAAATTATAATGGTAGTGGTACTTTTTTTGATGGCTATATGGCAGAAGTGCATTTTGCTGATGGAACACAATATGATGCTTCTACTTTTGGTGAAACCATCAACGGCATCTGGGTGCCAAAGGAAGTATCAGGATTAACATATGGTACTAACGGCTTCTACCTGTCATTCGCAGACAGCAGTGCAATAGGCGATGACCTATCAGGCAACACCAATGACTGGACTGCAA